GGTGAATGAGCTGGTTTCGCCTGGCACTGGATGGTGAACCGTTACTGTGTTCATGCTGCACTCCTTAACATTGCTCGGACTCGATCCGTGTAAGCCACAGCCCTGCACCGGTTATCGAAGTCGTACTGTGAAATCCGGTTGCGGATATAAGTCGGGATCTCGTACATCGCCCCATCGCCTACTGCCAGCTGGTAGAAGATCGGCGCGACAGCTTTCTGAGCTGCTGGCTGGCGCGACAGGGCGTTGCCTCGCAGTAGGTTTTGAGCGTGGTGGAAGTGGGTATCTAGTGTGTTCATGTTGGCGTCCGTCCGTTTCGTGATTCGATGAACGAACTATGAACCATCAGTACATTCTCGTCAAGTACTGAAAGTACATTATTTTCATGCAGACGAAAAAAAGCCCGCTCAGTGGCGGGCATGATTGCAGCTGTTGGTTAAAGCTTCTGTTTTGCGTCCGTTACCACACCGACGATCCGGCAGTTTGCGGTAATCTCTATAACAGGGTAAGCGGGGTTTAGCGGCTTCAGATACTTACGGCCGCCATCTATAACCAGCTTCTTGAATGTGACCTGTTCGCTGTCCGTCAACTTGGCTACAACCAAGCGGCCACTGTCTGCGGATGTATCAGGATTGACCAGGATCAGTGAGCCGTTTGGGACGCTGGTACCTGCCAGGCTGGTCATGCTATCCCCTGTTACTCTCAGCCAGAATGCGTTCGGGCTTGTATTGTCTGGCACGTCTTCCCACGAATCACCCATACCCAGTGGCAGCGAGTCATTGCAGTCAGCCCACTGGCCGGCTTGTATATCCGAGATCACTGGTGCTCTCCTTCGCGTTCTGTGGGTTGCGTCAATCTCCACGTTTCCATCGGTCTTCATTGGGCCGACGCCATACTCAAGCCATTCAACCCTCACTCCAAGCCTGTCGGCAATCATTTCCATATTCCCTTTTCGGGGGAAGGATTCACCATTAACCCACTTGTTGCCGGCCTTGCCGGTCTTGCCCGTCAGCCTGGCCAGGAGAATACCTGAGCCGTATTTATTTATCTTCGCAAACTCCAAGGCTTCACCGAGTCGTTTTGCAAATTCCGCCAGTCGTTCTTCTTCGCTTGTATGAACCATAAGTGCATTTTCGCTTAAAGCTTGCGGAAGAGTCAGTTCATTCTGTAAGATGTACCCAAAGTTCATTGTGAGATACCCCTATGACCGTGCTGAAAAGCTCCATTGACAAGATCCCAGGCAAGGTACCGGCTGCGGCAAAAGCTTGTGGCGTGAGTGTTCGCGCTGTTTACAAGTGGATTGACCGTGGAATGCTGCCTCGCACCGAGTACACTGGGGAAACCAATTACGCAGAACGCCTTGCAGATGCCGCTGGTGGCTCTTTCAGCGGGGACTGGCTCAAGTCGGCACTGATCCGAGAAAGCCGACAGCAGGCTGCGTGATATGGAAAAGCGCACACAAACAATAGTCCTCCACGTTACCGAGTCCACTGCCGCGCAGATTCGAGCACTGGCAGAGCTTGGGCAAACAACTGTTTCTGAATTAGGGGGGTGAAGTCATGGCCTGCTACCTCCGAAAGAAGCGTGATGAATACGAAGGTATGAAGAAAGTATTTGGAAGTGAACAGAACTGTGAGTGACGCGCAGTAACCGGGAGTGGCTGAACAACAGCCAGAAACCAAAAAACCGCCTCGAACGGTGTAGCAAGCACCTCGGCGGTTAATCAGATAACGAGGAATATTATGCAGGACTTAATAGTAAATGTGAATAGCGGCCCGATAACCATGGGCAGTATTGAAATTGCAAGCTTGACCGGCAAGCGTCACGGCGACGTTATCCGGGATATACGGGCGATGTTCGACCAACTTGGAGATGACGCAGAGATGCGTCATGTAATTGAGGAAAGAGACTCTCGCGGATACACCTCTGAATATCACCTTGACCGCTTCAACAGCGAGTTACTGGTGACGGGATATGACGTAAAGCGACGCTCAGCGATTATCAAGCGCTGGCTTGAGCTTGAGCAGTCCAGTCAGCCTAAAGTACCAACAACCCTTTCCAGCGCCCTCAGACTTGCCGCAGACCAAGCCGAACAGATCGAGCAGCAACAACTCCTTATTGAGCAATCAAAGCCAGCCGTTGAGTTTGTCGAGCGCTACGTGTCAGCCGACAGCGGCAGCCGAGGGTTCCGCCAGGTGTGCAAGCTATTAAAAGCCAAGCAGCCAGAGTTCCGCGCCTTTTTAGTCAGCAAGAAGATTATGTACCGGCTTGGCAGTGAGTGGACGGCATACCAGGGCCACATCGACGCGGGAAGATTTGAGACAAAAACAGACGTTGCCGATAACGGTCATGCCTTTAGCGAGGCCAAGTTTACCGCCAAAGGCGTGAACTGGATTTGTGGCTTATGGGCAATCCACAACATTCAGGAGGCTGCGTAATGGCCAGATCAAGAAATATCAAGCCGGGAATAATCACTAACGACGAGTTGGCAGCAACAAGCCCGCTCGCCCGCTTGGTCTTCATCTATTCGTGGATGCTGGCCGACTACAACGGCAACCTTGAATACAAGCCGGTAAAGCTGAAGGTTCAAACGCTCCCATACGACGACGTAGACATTGACGGGCTCGTGACGGAACTGGAACGGTCCGGCTTCGTTAAAAGGTATGACGAGAACGGTTCGCGTTATATGCACATCTGCAACTTCAAAAAACACCAGAATCCGCACAAGAATGAAATCACTCGCGGCAGTGATATTCCTGTGTTCGATGAGTCAAAAGCGAGCAAAGAGCCAAAAGAAAAAGCCTCAATAAAACAGGGTGATACAGAGGATTCGGGAAAGATCGCGACAAAGACGGAACAAGTACCGTCACAGAACGGAACTGATCCTGCTGATTCCTTATCCCTGATTCCTGATTCCTTATCCCTGATTCCTGATTCCGGATACCTGATACCTGATGCCAGCCCGAACGATTTAGGCTCAGCGCCTTCCGGCGAATCGCCAAGCGCAAAGGCTGAATCGTCACTTGAGTTTCCGACAAAGCGCGGTGAAATATTCCAGCTAGACGAATCGTTTGCCTTAGAGCTTCGCAACACCTACCCGAGAATTGACGTTGCCCACCAACTTCAGAAAGCCCGCCTCTGGCTAATCGCCAACCCTTCCAGGCAGAAGACGCCGAAGGACATGACCCGCTTTCTGAATAACTGGATGAACAACCAAAAGCCAACCGCTGAAATTCATCCGGTCCAAAGCCGCCACGCCGGTTTCGAAGATCGCGATTACAGCAAAGGGTTAATCGAGGGGGTAGCTGATAATGCAGCCAATTTCTGAGCAAAGAAGCGGTGAAGCAAAAGAGCCAATGTTTAGCGAAGCATCGTTTGATCGCATGTTCGGCGTAGACGAGCGTCAGCCAGGCACCTGCGACCAGCATGGCGACTTCGTTGATATTCACTTCTCAGGCAAGAGAAACGCGCCGGAAGGCTGGAAGGGCTGCCCTGAGTGTTCGCGCATTGCTTATAAAAAAAAGCAGGACGAAGAAGAGCGCAACCGCCAAGCGCAAATGTACCGGGACCGCATCGAGGGCAAGGTTAAAAACTCCGGCATACCCGAGCGTTTCCAAGGCAAGTCATTTGAAAACTTTGACGCCAGCAGCCAGAAGCCTGCCAATAACTTGCGCAAGTTGCGCGAATACGCCGAATTGGTCAGTTCCGAAGATCACGGCGGGCGCTCATTGATTCTGCTGGGCAAAGTCGGCACCGGCAAGACTCACCTCGGCTGTGCGCTACTGGCTCACACAATCCGCGCTACCGGCCAAGGATGCCATTACTGGACGTTTGCGCAGCTTGTGCGCGAAGTGAAGGGTTCGTTCTCAAGGGAATCCGGTTACACCGAAGAAAGCGTTTACAGCGACTTTGCCGCGCCACGCCTGCTGGTGCTGGACGAGGTAGGTTTGCAGAACTTCACCGGCTTTGAGCAAGCCGTTGCATACGAAGCCATAAACGCTCGCTACCTGGCCGAAAAGCCAACCGTACTAATCACCAACCTGCAAGTTGCAGACCTGCCCTTGTGTGTCGGTGAGCGCGTGGTTGACCGTTTGCGCGAGGGCGGCGGTCGTGCGCTGGACTTCGACTGGAAATCATACCGTGTTGGGGGTGCGTCATGAGCCTACGCCAAGCCGCACAAGACGTAATCGACGGACGCCAGGCCCGCAAAGAAATCGAGCCGATCAGCAGCGACACCAAAATCGCCCGCAAGTGTGAAGTTCACCGCAGCGTTGTTGAGCGCCTTTGGGCCGGCCTACCTACACGGCTGGTCACCGATGATGAACGCCAGGTAATTCTCGACCTGAAACGCGAGCAACAGCGACTGCTAACGATTCAGCGCCGGAACACCCTGGCCGCGGCCGCTTATCGGCATGGGGTGACACCTTCAGCGGTTCGGGTTGAGATTGAGCTAATGGGGGTGGAGGTATGACTCTACCCGCAAGCACAACCAACCTTGGCCGAGCGTTAAGAGCCATGCACGGCGCCGGCCCAATGACAGCCGGAGCCATTCGCCGCAAGGCCAATTTCAGCACAGACACCGAAATCACCGCACGAATCCGCGACATCCGAAAGCTGGGCTGCCTCGCGGATTGCTACAGCGTCCCCCAGGGTGACGGCAAGCAGCTGTGGCTCTACCGGATTGATTACATGCCCCGGGTGATTCGGGATGCGCTGTATGAAGAAATGAGCCGGAGGATTGCAGCATGACCACCGCACAAACAATCAAACAACTCTCAGAGCAGCGCGACGACGCACAAGCCCGCGCTGATGATCTGCTGAAAGAGTTACTGCACGCAAAGCAGGAAATTGACGAGCTGAAGCATTTCAAGGCTGGCGTGATGCGGCTGTTGCGGAATACGGGAGGTGGGAAATGAACCCCTGCCCAGGTTGCGCCCGAGGCTTACCCCTTCACGCCGGCATTCACACCGCAGAACTCGAAATGATTGCCTGCACCCGGCCTGAGTTGACGCTTGAGCCGATGACGCACGACACCTGGCACCAGCCGGAGAAGCGGCTAAAGGTCGAAGTTCCGTTTGTTGTGGGAGATAGCGCATGAAAATTCCGCAAGACGTGATAGATCACTGCAAAAGTCACCCGCTATGCAAGGGATGCCCGTTAAAGACGTGTGTCGCACCGCTGGCTAACCATAACGACGTTAAGTGGAGCGAGTGGGTAGGTGAGCGAATAAACGCCGTGAGGGGGCTTACAGAATGACCACAGCACAAACGATTCTCTATGCACTTGCCGGCCAAACTCTGTCGATGCCAGAAATCGCGCTAATAATCGGCACAGACGAGCTAACAACCCGCCGAAAAGTTTATGCGCTGATACAAGACGACGAAGTGCGGGCGGTGAAAGGCGGGAAGTATGAGCTTGCGCATGGCGGGTATAACCCGGACCCGGAGAGTGCAGCATGAAGGGCGTTGGCGAAGGTATTGCGTTCGCTGGCCTGTGCGTTGGTGCCGCAATACTTGAGGTAAACGGCGACCCAGCACAAGGGCTGTGGGCGCTGGCTGTGATCTGGGTGATATGGACCGACTGGGGGCAAAAATGACCGAAACCGTCATTAACTCCGAAGCCAGTCTGCGCAAGCACATGCGCGACACCGACGCAGCATACCGTCAGCACAAATTTCTGCGAGTAACGACCAAGGAAGGCATGGGGCGCAGCATCCCGCAAAACTCTATTGCCCATGCCTGGTACAACGAAATCGCTGTACAGATGGCCGACACGCCCGAAAACGTGAAGTGCGAATGCAAGTTGCGGTTTGGTGTGCCGATCTTGCGGGCAGAAGATCCCGACTTTCGCGGCATGTACGATTTGGCCATAAAAAATCACCTGAGCTACGAGCGGAAGCTGGTCGCCATGCGCTACCTGCCCGTCACCAGCAACATGACCAAGCCGCAGCTATCCCGATACCTGGAGCACATACAGATGAGCTACGCGCAGCAAGGCGTGATTGTAGAGTTTCCAAAAGAGGCGACTGCATCATGAATACACCCACGATCAAAACCAAGAACCGCCAAAAACAGGCCGAAATTGCACGTAAAACGGCTGAATATCTGGCAAAAGGCGGCAAGGTCAGCGAAGAGGAGATACGGCGGGGCAAGCATGTTGATTTGAGCTTTCGGTATTACGCGGGTACGGGGAGGGATGAGGAATGAGCCGAGCCAGCCACCACCGCGATCAGAAAAATCAGCACGTAGGCCAAGACCTGTGGAGCCGCAGACCTTGCGCCGGAGCCTGCTATACGGCTTACAACAAGTGGCTGACGCGCAGAAAAGAGCGAGCGGCAAAGGAAGAGCACATACGCGAAGCCTGGAGGGAGTCGGAATGAAAAAGTGCAAGGTTTGCAAGAGTCCGTTTGAGCCGTTCAACAGCTTGCAGATTGCCTGCGGTGCATCGTGTGCCTTGCAGTATGTGCAGAAAGAAAAAATTAAGGATGCAGAAAGGAAAACCAAGCAGGCCAAAAAAGAGCGGCTGGAATTTAATCGCCGCCACCTACCTTGGCAGCACGAGCAGTGCAAGACATCGTTCAACCGGCTTAGAGTGCAGGAAGAGTTCCTGTGGTTCGCTGAACGCGGCCTTGAACCTGAGTGCATATCGTGCGGAAAGAAGAATATGGACTGGTGTTGCGGCCACTTCAAAAGCGTTGGTGCCCAGTCCGGCCTTCGGTATGACCGGCGAAATACATTTCTACAGTGCAATCGGTACTGCAATCAGGCACTAAGCGCGAATCTGGACGGCAACAAGAACACGAGGGGCTATAAGCGCGGCCTGGCTGAACGGTTTGGTGAGCATGAAGCGAAGGACATCATTGAACACTGCGAATCGAGAACCGCACCGGTTAAGTGGTACTGGCAGGAAATGGAGGATTTGCGGAAAGAATGGAACGAGCAGTTTCGGGAACTTCAACGGCAGAGGGAAGCGGCATGAATCAGGATCTTTACTGGCTGGCGATAAACGAGCCGCAGTGGGCAATGGATGACGACAATTACAAAATCACCAAGCACAACGGCAAAGCCTCATATGTGCATTATGTAAACTTGGACCACAAAGAACTGCGCGCCGGCCGGCAGTCATTTAGCAGATCCCAATGGCAAGCCGCCCGCGATGAACTCCTGGCGCCTATGATTGGTGTGGTGGAGAGATTTCTGGGCAGCCCGTTCTCGACGCCGGAGGAAGATGAAGAGTGGGAAAAGATCGAGCGGCGCATGGACGCTATAGGGCAGAACGGGTCAACGGGTGAGCACTACTCATCAGGCAGCGATAACGATTACTGGATTGCGCGAATCAACAGCCCGAAGCGTCTTGAGCCGTATTCCGCCGAGTGTGAGGATCTGATTGAGCTGTTCCAGATGACCTTTCAAGAGGGTGAGGCGTTTAAAGCGCTGTGGCGCAAAGGCCAGATGCGGATTGGTAACGGGAAGCCTGGCGATACGTTGCTGCGGAACTCGGAAAAGGTCTATCACTTCGGTGGTCGCATGGTTGCTATGGAGTTGGGGCGATGAAAAATTGCAATAAAGAACATTTATGTAGCTGTGGAAAGGCTACTCACTATCCGCACGAAACAGGTAAGTCTGGATGCACTCGCCGCATATCGAGCATAACCCCGATACGGAATGCCGAGAAAGTCAACACGCACCAAGAATGGCAAGTAGGAGACCACTCAGTATCGGATTACACGCTCAAAGAGCAAAGGGGTTATCGCCAGTATGAGTGCGGATGTTGGGCTAGAGCTAGAGAATCAACAAATTCTTTGCCCGACGAGTTTGGGTGATCCAGCTCACCGCAATCATCGACAACAAGCGAGCCACCATGTTGACCGGCGAGCCGATCGCAGAAGCGTCAAGGAGCTGCCGCGATAGGTTTGGCAACCGGTTCCAAGGCTTTGCGCCGATACCGGTTGAGATAGTGGCGCGTAGCAAGTGGGCAGAGTTTAAGGCGGGTGATGTAAGCCGGGCGGAATTGGACGCTTGGCTGGGCGGGCAGGACGACGAGCAAGAAATCAGAGCGTATTTTAACAAATTGCGGGGCTAAGAATGGCGGACGACCAGAAAAAGCAGAAGTTTATACTGAGACAGCAGGCAATGATGTGCGTTGAGCTGTACATCGATGTCGCGATGTCCGGTAATGACGACATAGCGCGGGAGTCACGCAGCGTCATTGGTGCGCTGGTGGATTTCCGTGGCGAGATCCCGCGCTCGTCGGGGTTCAGCGGATTCTGCAAGTTGGCTGGCAAGATTGACCGAATGAAGAAGTTCGGCGATACGCACCTCATGGCCTGCTACATTCTGCGCAGCTTGTCAGATCGACAGCACGACGCCGTGGTATGCAATCAGACGTACCGGGGACGCACCAAAGTAGCGATTGATCCGTTCGTGCCAGAGCGCAGGATTGAGATACTGTGGGATGACAAGCGATGCGCCGATACGCTGGACTGCACAGTGGGCACGTTCAGGCAGCGAATTGTTGACGGGTACACGAGGATGGAACGCTGGCTATCCGAAAGTCAGGAGGGGTTTAAAAAAGCGGCCTAAGCCGCTTCACTCGCAATCCTGAGGGCGTGGCGGATGCCTTCGCTGCCATTGCCCTCGCCTAACTTTTGAGCCAGCAGCCAGCTTGCTTCGTCGATGTAAACGTTTCGACGCTTGCCGCCCTCCATTTCCTTGGGCCGATGGTTAGAGCGCTTTTTGATTTTAACTTCCATAGTTGCCACCGTAAGAATTGATTTCCGCCAAATGCTGCTTGTGCCACTTGCGGCATTCACGCTCAAATGTTTCTGGCGTGGCCCGTACGGTTTCGCCGCCGAAAGAGCCGCCTGCACAAATTTGCTTGCCGAGGGTGCTGTTGCCTAGATACACGTAACGGGATTCGTCGCTTTCAGCGCCTTGCATGAAAAATTCAACGGTTCCGTGGTCGCGGGTATTGATAGTTAATGTGGTCATGGTGATTTCCTTTTTCTGGGTTGTTGTTACTCTATGGATACTATTATACACACATAACTAAACCCTGCAACAGTTATCTACACACAAAACTGATTTATTTAACTGTTAATCCATCCAGCCAGTATATATTGACAGCTTTCTGATTGTGGAGTAGCCTATCGGCTAATTAGTGAAAGTTACCGAAGCAGCCCGCAGTCCACCCCTATTCCCAGCGGTCTGCTACCCCGCACCTTTGCCCTCCACGTGAGGGCTTTTTTTATTGAATTTTGCCCGCCAAGCCTATGTCAACCCCGACCAAACGGGCTCACTGGTACGCCATAACCTGGCGGGCAACCCTAATCATCTGGAGGTCAGTATGTTCGGATTAAGCCAAAGATCATTGCACCGGCTGTCCGGCGTGCATCCTGACCTGATTGCCGTTGTTGGCCGAGCTATCAAAATCACCACTGTAGACTTTGCCGTGCTGGAAGGTTTGCGCAGCGAGAGCCGGCAGAAAGAGCTGTTCAAGGCCGGGGCATCCCAGACCATGAACTCACGCCACTTGACCGGCCATGCCGTTGACCTTGGTGCATGGGTAGATGGCACGATTCGCTGGGATTGGCCGCTGTACCACAAGATGGCTCACGCCATGAAGCAGGCATCTGGCGAGCTGGAGATACCGATTGAGTGGGGTGGTGACTGGCAGAGCCTGAAAGATGGGCCTCATTACCAGCTGCCATGGTCTACGCACCCGAAGTCAGCCAAGGGTGAAGCATGACAGACCCAAACCGCGACGATCAAAGTCGTTCAGAGCCGTGGCACATAAGCCGCGCTGTCAGCCTCACTCACATTCTTTCGACCGTCACCATTATCGGTGCGCTGTTCATCTACTTTTCGGATGTAAACGGCCGAGTAAACAGCAACGCACTGAGCATCCAGCATCTGCAAACTACGCGAGATGACGACCAAGTGCGCACAGACAAGAAGTTTGACGAGATCCGGGGCTACATGCTTCGCATTGAGAGCAAGCTGGATCGAGTCATTGAAAGTGACCGCTGAACATCCGAATCCGAACCAATGGTGGTTCCATCGCCGAATGATGGCCTACGCCAGTCTGGTTGGCCTTTACATCATCCTCGCCCAGACCTTAATTGGCAGCATCGGCGCCGACATTGTGCCGCTGGCTCAAACGCTGGCCTGGGTGTTCTCTGCGAATCTGCTTTGTTACTACGGCGGCAATGCAGTGGAGGCCATGAAAGGAAAATGATCGCCCAACTGCTAACCAAAATCGCTGGCCCTCGCATCTTGTTGGGCGTGATCTTCGCCGCCGTTGCATCCGTCGGCACCCTCACATGGCTGCTGCTTGACGCAAAACAAGATCAAGGCGCTGCCGAATCCCGCGCCGAGACTGCTGAAGTCGCGAACACCGTCTGGCAGCAAGCCTGGACAGACCAGCAAGCAAGAATCAAAGCCAATGCCGCGCAACTAAACGCCATTGACCGGCGCCTATCCGAATCCTCAAAGCAATCCACAAGCCGATTAAACGCACTCAATGCAGGGCTACGCGATGCTATCAACGACAGCGAAGAGGTTCGGGAGTGGGCTGACAGCCGCCGGCCTGACGCTGTTATTGAGCGCCTGTGCCTCGCCGGCTATATCGACCCCGCCGCCCGTGCAGCAATGTGTGGCGATACCGGATCGGCTGATTAGCGATATTGACGTGCCGTTCCTGACTGGGCCGACTGAGCGCGATGCGCTGGAGTGGGAGAGCCGAATGGTGGAAGCGATACGGCAAGCGAACAAGCGGCTTACTGAGGCCCGCAACTATCAAGAGAGATCCAACCAGTAAACCTTTTGGCCCCGTCGAGAGACGCCGCCCAGGCCATGCCGTGAGGCACCGCCAACCACCGATGGCACGTCGTGAGACGCCCGGCACCTATTCAAAGGAGGCGCCGCCCAAGGGCCGCGTATCTGATTTATGGCTACAAAGAACGACTGGGATGAGATAGAGGCGAAGTTCAGCGCTGGCATAAAAAGCGTTATGGCTATTGCCAAAGAGCACGGCATTACTGAGGGAGCAATCAGGAAGCGAGCCAAGCGCGACGGCTGGCAGAGAGACCTAAGCGGCAGCGTTCGTAGTGCGGTTAAGTCGAAGTTGGTACGAACTACTGGTACGGACTCTGGCATTCGTACCGACTCCGACATTATTGATTCTGCATCGGATGAAATCGCCCAGGTTGTCAGGGGTCATCGAACCCTTATTTCCAAGTGGCAGGGCATTTCAACCAAGCTGGCCGTCACGCTTTCAGGCATGACCGTGGACGAGGAAAACCACAACGAGTTTGCTCGCTCGCTCAATTCCGGCGTTGACGCCCTTGGTAAATGTATAAAGCTGGAGCGCCAAGCGTTCGGCATGGATGACGACAACCCCGAGCAGGGCCCAGAGCGAGCACTGGCAGACGATGACCTTGACGCCCGCATTGCCGAGCTAAGCAAGCAGGTAGGGAATGGAAAGTGACAGCGCCAAGCGGGAGCTACTAAAGGCGCTGGAGGAAAAGGCCAGACGCAGGCGCTACACCCTCATCAAGCAGCTTTTTCCAGACACCGGGCCTTACCGGCGCGAGCTGTACCCAAAGCACCTTGAGTTTTTCCGGGCCGGCAGCCTTCACCGGGAACGGCTGTTTATGGCCGCGAACCGGGTTGGCAAGACCGTGGCGGGTGGTTGTGAGCTGACCTACCACATGACGGGTGAGTATCCGGTTTGGTGGGAAGGCCACCGCTTTGACAGGCCAGTGCAGTGCCTTGCTGCAGGCGACACCAGCACAACCACGCGAGACATTATTCAGAACAAGCTGCTTGGCGGTCTTTGGGGTACCCCGGAGTTCGGTTCCGGCCTACTGCCTGGCGATAAGCTGGGCAAGCCGACCCCAGCACGAGGCGTTGCCAACCTTTACGAAGGCATTACCGTTGAGCACACAAGCGGCGGTACAAGTCGCTTGATGTTACGCAGCTACGAACAGGGCCGGAAGATCTTTCAAGGCACTGAGCAGGATTTCATCTGGCTGGATGAAGAAGTTCCAAAAAACGTGTACGACGAAGCCCTCATCCGAACGATGACTACTCAGGGTTTAGTGGCAATCACTTTCACACCACTGGCGGGCCTCACCGAGCTGGTTATTGATTTTCTGGAAGCAAGACACGAGCAGGTTCCCTTATGACTAGCATCCAACGGCCAGAAACCAAAGTGAACGTACCGGCCGACACCTGCAATTCTTTGGTGTTGCGCAATCTCACTGACCTGGTTGCAGAAAGAAAAATTAAGCGGGGCATGCTGTCCCTGAACATTGCTCGGCATATCTATCCAAAATCTCGCACCGGTGACGAAATGAAGATTGCCGGAGCAACCTTCGTCATAGGTAAATAGTGAGTCGATACGTTGTGCAAGCCGGCTGGTCACACGTCCCACACCTCAAGCAGACGGACATCGATGATATGGCAAAAAGCATCAGCCCACATCTGGTTGACGCACGGATGAACGGCAACCCAAGCCTTGGCGCCGGCGCGATATACCCAGTGCCCGAAGAAGATTTTGTTATTGATCCCTTCCAGATCCCGCCCTGGTTCCCGCGCATGTACGGCATGGATGTTGGCTGGAATAAAACCGCCGCTATCTGGATTGCTCACGATCGCGACACCGACATCATTTACGCTTACTCCGAGCATTACCGGGGCGAAGCTGAGCCACCGATACATTCAAAGGGCATTCAACTGCGAGGCAAATGGATACCTGGGGTTATTGATACCGCAGCGCGCGGTCGGTCCCAGATTGATGGAAAAGACCTGTGGAAGCTGTACATCGCTGAGGGATTAATTCTTCACAAGGCCAACAAGTCCATTGAATCAGGGTTGTTGGAAACGCTAGACCGCCTTTCAACGGGTCGACTCAAGATTTTCAGAACCCTGCAGCACACTCTGAGTGAAATCCGATTGTACCGGCGTGATGAGAAGGGCCGAGTCGTGAAGAAAAACGACCACCTCATGGATGCTATGCGCTACGGAGTGATGAAGGTTTCAGTCGCTGTCACACGCCCTGCTGAAAACTCGATTAGCAGCTACTTACCAGGCGACCCAATTGCAGGATACTGATATGGACTACGCCGAAGAGACATCGGAAGAAGAGCGGATTCTGCAGGAAGAAAACCTCAACATGCTGGGCTCCAAGCTCGATCGATTAGCACAAGAGCAGGTAGCTGGGCGTCAGATGATCGAAACCCGGTGGCTGGAGGATCTGCGCCAATACCACGGTGAGTACACACCGGAAGAAACAAAACGGATGAGTTACAACAGCAGCTCCCAGGTTTTTGTCAATATCACGCGCAACAAAACCCGCGCCGGCATCGCGCGCATGAGCGATATGCTGCTGCCGAATGACGACACGAATTTTGGAATCAAAAGCACACCCGTCCCGGCGATGAGCGCGACCAACAGCGCGCCAATGCAGGCGGATATGCAGCAGCAGGGTGATCCGCTAATGCATGGCCAGGGCATGGTGAACGGTATGCCCGAGTCGCACCAGTCGATGGACCCTGAAACCCATGCCAAGGCTATGCAGGTTATGGGGCAAGGGGCGCAAGCCGAAAAGAATGAGCCCAAACAGCAGGCTGATGAAGCCGCTCGACAGATGCAGCAGCAAATTGAGGATGATTTTGCAGAGGCCAACTACAACGCCCATGCCCGCGACGTTATTGAAGATGCGTGCAAGCTGGGCCTCGGCGTGCTCAAGGGGCCGAAGGTCGTCAACCGCACCCGCAGGGCCTGGATCACTGACCCGCAAACAGGCCAAAGCACGATTGAAGTACAGGACGAGCTGCGCGCAGGGCTTGAGCGGGTGGACCCCTGGGATGTTTTCCCTGATATGTCCGCCTCCAGCGCAGCAGAGGCCGAGTTCTGGTTTGAGCGCAAACTGCTCAACCGCAAGCAGCTGCGAGAACTAGCCGACTTGCCGGGCGTTATTGAAGGCCAGCTACGCCGAGCCCTCGAAAGCGATGGCAGTCACTACATCTCAAACGACCGTCGCCAGGAGCTGCGCGCCATTACGGGTGTGGATACGGTCACCAACGACAGAAAATACGAGCTGTGGGAATACTGGGGACCGCTGGATAAAGACGAGCTAAAGGCGTGCGGCTGCGAAGACATCGACGATGATGTGCTGGTTGAGTACACGGGCTGCGTGCTGATGGTCGGCGGGCACGTCATTAAGGCCGCCATCAATCCCCTGGAATCCGGCGACCTGCCGTACAGCGTGTTTAATTGGGAAAAAGACGATTCCAGCATATTCGGTTTTGGTATCCCGTACCTGATGCGCCAGCCACAGAAAGTGGTTAACGCCTCGTGGCGGATGATGATGGACAACGCTGCAGTGTCGGCCGGTCCGCAGATCGTGATGAAAAAGCGCTCCGTGGTCCCGCAGGATGGATCTTGGGCGCTCCGACCGAACAAAGTGTGGCTCGATACCGGGGACGAGCCTGTGGGCAGCGTCTTTCAGGTCTACCAGATAGAAAACAACCAAGGCGGCCTGTTCGCGATCTTTGAAGCCGCCCAAAAACTGGCCGACACGGAAACCAACCTGCCAATATTGCTGCAGGGCGAGGGCATGAGTTCCGGTGCCGGCGGCAAGACGTTTGGCGGCATGCAAATGCTGATGAACAACTCCAACCTTGTGCTGCGGTCCGCGGTCAAGAATTTTGACGATGGTGTTACAGCGCCTACCGTTCGCCGCTTTTACGATTACCACATGATGTACACCGACCGACCCGAGATAAAGGGCGACTTTGACATCGTTGCCCGCGGCACGTCCGTTCTGATTGCCCGCGAAGAGCAGCAGGAAAAGCTGATGATGCTGTCCCAGGTCGCGGCACAGAACCCCGTTTTCGCCAAGCTGACCAACTGGGCCGGACTTTATCGCGAGATCTTACGAACGATGCAAGTGCAGGTCGATACGGTCACGTACACGGATGAAGAAATCAAGACGCGGGAAGCCGAGGAAGGCGAAGGGCCAAGCGTTGAAGAAAAAATGGCCATGTTTGAGATGAAGCTCAAGCAAGAAGAGCACGAGTTCGCCGGTAAGCGACTGGAAGCAGAGCTGGATCACAAAGAATGGGAGCGGGAATACAAGGCTGCCCAGCTACAGAGTGAACAGGAGCACCAGCGCGCAGGGCTCGCCTTGAAAGAAGGTATCACCATGGCAGAGCTTGAGGCCAAAGTGGGCCTTGAAAGCCAGAGCCTGGAGGTGCAGATGCGACAAACCGCCGCCAAAATCCAAGCGGACCGAGATCAGAAGGCCGCAGAACTCAGTGAAAAGCAAAATGATCGCCTGGCTCGGCAGGAGAATCAAAAAATGGGGTTTGATAGCTACTGATGGCCATTGATAAACACGCCGATACTTGGCGGGACATTGAGCAGTGGCTGCAGGATCGCCGAGAAAACAGCGTCCTGTCCTTGATTAATGGCTCAGCTAAAGATGACAAATTACGCGGAGAGATCCGCTTGATTGACGATTTACTGGCACACGCCAGCGAAGAACTGGAGCCGGGCAACCAGCCGAATCCAAGTTACTAACCCCAGCCGTTCGGGAGAACCGCTATGACAGACCAGCCGCTGAACAAGCCGCAGGATGATGATGCCATCGCCAGCGAAGATCAGGATTTTGAAAGCGCCTTTGCGGAATATTCAAAATCATCAACGCCCGCTGACGAGCGCGACGAGTACGACCGCAACGCGGAGCCGGCTGAAGATGCCGACGACGAAGCGGAAGAAGGCCAGCCCGACGACCTATCTGAAAAGCTAAAGACTCTGGAGACAGAGAACGAGCGCCTACGCCATTCCGACGCCTCACAGCGCGGACGACTAGGCGCATACCAGCGGCAGATAAACGATCTGCAACGCAAGTCGCAAGAGATCGAATCCGCCAAACCCAAAAACCAGAACGGGGAGTCTCAGGACGACAACCAGCAGCGCCAAGATTTGGCCGACTCCATGGGAGTTGATGACTGGGAGGAGTTTAAAGAGGACTTTCCCGATATGGCCCGCGCCTTCGAGTCTCGTCTTAAAGCAGACCAGGCAAAGCAGACGCAACTAGAGCAGCAGGTCTCAGAATTGAGATCCGCTGTGCAGCCCATGCAAGAACAGGCCCATCAGCAACAACTTCAGTCCGAGTATGCCCGCTTAGAAGGCCGGCATGCCGATTGGCGAGAAGTGGTCAATGCGCCCGAATTTGATTCATGGCTAAACACTCAGAACTCCAGCATTCAAGCCCTCAAAGAGTCCGACAGCGCCGACGATGCGTCCGCACTACTGGATTTTTACAAGGCAACGAACGCCGCGAGTGACGAAAACAGCCGTGCCCAAAAGCACGACAAGCGAAAAGCCCGACTGGCGAACGCCCAAACCGTCAGCCGCCGTGGAGCGGCGTCGCGCAGCGGAGCGCCAGAAGAGTTTGACGCGGCCTTTGAACACTACGCCGCGAAAAAGAAAGCGCGGTAACTCAAAAATTTGATTGGAGTTAAGACACAATGCCTATCACCACCTACGGCGATATTTCCCAGCGTACTGCAGCATACGCAGCGGCTGAAATGCTCTCTCACGCAGAGCCAATTCTTATTCTGTCAAAATTCGGACAGTCCAAGCCTCTGCCCAAAAACAAGGCGGATACGGTTAAGTTTCGCCGGCCCGTCCCCTTCACAAACATCACTTCAGTCCTGAGCGAAGGCGTTACACCATCAGCTCAGCAAATGGTCTACGAAGACGTGACTGTTCAGATTAAGCAGTGGGGCGCCTGGACTGAAATCACGGACGTTATTGCAGATTTGGCGGAAGATCCCGTTCTTGCCGATGCGTCAATGTTGTGCGGCGAGCAAGCCGCCGAAACCATTGAGTATGCAACCTGGGGCGCGATTCGTGCGGGCACTAACGTGTTTTTCGCAAATGGCAGCCAGCGCAGTGCTGTTAACTCTGTCTATGGCCTGGCCAAGCAGCGCGCCGTCACTCGGTCACTTAAAGGCAATCGTGCCAAGAAGATCACCAGCATGGTCGGTGCTTCTCCGAACTACTCAACCGAGCCTGTCGCGGCCGCGTTCATCGCGTTTGCGCACACAGACCTGGAAGCGGACATTCGCGACATTCCCGGCTTCACTCCTACTGAGAAGTACGGAACCATGGCGGCTTTGCCGTATGAAATCGGTAAGGTAGAAGACGTGCGTTACTGCCTGAGCCCGGTGTTGGACAGCTTTGCCAGTGCCGGCGGTACCGCATCCACCAACGGCACAATCTCAACCGATGGCACAAGCTCTGACGTGTACCCCATCGTCATTATCGGTAAAGAGTCTTACGGTTTGATCCCGCTCAAGGGCGCCGGCGCAATCACGCCGATGGTACTGAACCCAAGCACACCCCGCGGTGGTGACCCGCTGGGCCAACGTGGATCTGTGGCTTGGAAGGCTTACTACGTTGCGAAGATTCTTAACGAGGGATGGCAAGCTAGGATCGAGACAGCTGCTTCTGCTCTGTAAGCCAGCAACCCCAACAGCCCCGGCACCTACCGGGGTTTTCTTTGTCTGATCGAAGGTACGCAGTCATGAGTGACATCAATACTGAAGCAATGAGCCGTGCAGAGCTGGTAGATATGGCCCAAACCCTTGGGGTGGACTATCCAGACAAGATCGGCACTGAAAACTTGCGAAAGAAAATTAACGCAGCCTTGGGTAACGAACCGGTGGCTCTATCAAAAGCGGCTCCCGTTATTACCGGCAACGCCAAAGAGCGGCAGTTCGAGATCATCATTTCCACCCATGAGCAGGACAAGCAGCCGGTTCAGGGCGGTGTGAATGGTAAGAGCTTCGTTATCAAACGCGGTCAAAAAGTCATCGTGTCGGAGTCTATTGTAGAAAATCTGAGGTGCGCCATGCAGCGCCACTACGACTCAGAAATGAACATGACGGAAGTTCAGAGCTACCCGTTCCAGATCGTCCGCGAAGTCACCGGCGAGGTTTAACTGATGACCTTCTTGGAGCTTTGCCAACGCTTGCGCCAGGAAGTGGGCGCTGCAGGTAATGGACCTGCGAACGTGGTCAGTCAGTCCGGGGAGTACGCCCGCTTTGTCGGCTGGACAGCAACGGCATGGCGCGAGCTGCAGAACGAGCGACGTTGGGCGTTTGATTGGGCTCGGGGCGAGGTTGAGCTGACAGCTTTGGACACCGAGTATTCGCTGCCGTCCGACTTTGATGTGTGGGAGTCGGAAACACTGCAGTTTGCAGGCGAAAGAATCAAGGTAGTGCCTTGGTATGAGCTGGAAAAGGACGTGGCGGGCACCTTTGGTCGCGTGGCCATTGCGCCGGATGGAGTGCTGCACTTGAATGCACCCCCTGCGAGCGCGGGCAACTTGACGTTTGAGTATTGGCGCACCCCGCAAGAGCTGGTCAATAACGCGGATCAACCGCGTATGCCCTCGCGTTTCCATTTGTGCGTGGTGTACCGGGCCATGATGCAGTACGCCCTGTACGAAAATGCGCAAGAAGTCGCGCAACAGGCCGGCCGTAACGCTGTGAAAATGGAGATCCTTCTGATGGAATCCCAGCTACCGCGCGTCGAACTCCCCCCGAGCCTGGCATGAACCGGACCGCGTATGTCGGCCTGGGCGGCGGTATTGATCTGATGACACCGCCCCGACAGGCCAAGCCAGGACAATGTTTGTTTGCTGTGAACTACGAATGCCCTGTGACCGGGGGTTACCGTCGAATCAGTGGCTACACCAAGCTGGGCGACACCTTGCCAGGGACCGGGCCGATACTGGGCGTGTGTACGTTCAAGGACGAGCATTACGCGATCCGCGAGAACGGCGCCACGTCTGACCTGTACAAGCTGATTGGCGGGGCCTGGGCCAGCATCGGAACCCTGGCGACGGGGCGCTATGAGTTTGCCGAGGGCAACTTTCTGGCGACCGAGGCCGGGCGGGCGCTGCACATGGTTGGCGGCGCAAAGCCTTATCAGCTCAAGGACGGCACACTGAGCGAGATTGCCGGCGCTATGACGGGCGCGAAATACATCGCCATTCATCAAAATCACCTGATGCTGGGCTATCCGCAGGGCAGCTTGCAGCACTCCGGCATAGGCGATCCGCTCAACTGGGATGCGTCAACCGGTGGTGCGGGCGAAATTGGCACCAGTGGCGCGCTAACGGGCCTAATCAACGGCACAGGCGGCGTTCTTCACGTCACCGGCCGAGACAACATCAAGACTTTGTACGGCAGCAGCGGCGCAAACTTTGAATTGCGCACCACCATTCCCAACTCCGGGGCCAAGCCCTACTCGCTGCAGTCCTTGATCCAACCTTATTACGTTGCCGAGCGTGGCATTTCAAACCTGCAAAGCGCGCAAGAGTTTGGCGACTTCCGGCAAATGCAGGCCGGGGCGCAGATCGAGCCGTTGTTCACCGATGAAGGCTACGCTGAGCGCGTCCAGTGCAGCTCAATCAGCAAGCGGCGGGCGCAGTACCGGGTTTTCTTTGACGACGGCAGCGGCGTTTACCTGAGCCCTACGGGGGCGACCACCGTTTCCTTTCTAAACAAGCCCCAAGTGATGCACGCCGGCGAGTTCGACAGCGGCGAAGAATCAGTGCTGTTCGGTGACGATGTTGGCAACGTCTATCGCCTTGGCAGCGGAGCGCAGGGCTTTGCCGGAGAGCCTATCCGGGCCTTCCTGACCCTGGCCTACACCGACCTCAAGCAGCCCAGTGTACGCAAGCGCTTTCGTCGCGTGTTCTGGGACGTGCGCTCCGGCTCCAGTGCCAACATCACCTTTCGCCCTGACTTCGACTTCGGCGGCGGAGAAACAGCGGCAAGCCTACGACAGACGCTGACCTTTTTGCTGGGTGGCGGCCTATGGGGCGTTGGCAAGTGGGGAGAGATAGCCTGGTCCGCGCCCGTAGTCGCTCAAGAAGCCGGCGACGTGACCGGCTCGGGTACGGCAATAAACTTTGCCATCTACAGCAACGGCGTCAGCGAGCCACACGAGCTGCTGGGCTATGACCTGACCTACAGCGAACGGAGATTGAGACGTGGCTAACGAATTTTACGACAACAGCGACAGCGCCCAACGATTCCAGCCCGGCACCACGGCGCGATCCGATGAAGTGGACGCTAAGTTCGATCAGGTGGCGACCGGTTTTGATGCCGTCAACATCGAAACCGACCGTGCCTTAAAGTTTCCCACCGAGAACGGTGTCAGCCAGGAGTTTACCGCGACAACCCTACAGCGCCGGCGAAAGGTGCTGGGGTTTGACGAGAACGGTGATTTTGCCCTGCAGTCAGGCTTTAACTATCGAGGGGATTGGGCCAGCACGACCGATTACTTTGTGAATGACGTGTTCCGCGATGCCGTCAGCAAGAACTTGTACGTCGTTGCTATCAGGCACACCGCCGCTGTGCTGTACGACGACCTGGCGGCAGGCAGTGCGGTTATTGCGATCAACCTGATAGATGTTGAGGCGTTCAAGACACAGGCCTCCGAGAGCGCTGCAGAGGCCGCACAAACTCTGTCTGACACCGAGGCTGTGAAACTGGAAGCGGATGCCGCTCGGGACGCGGCGCAAGCAGCGCAGTTGCTATCGAAAAACTGGGCAACCAGCCAGACGGTTGTAGGTAATAACTTGCGAGGATCCAAGTATTACGCGGATATTGCCCAGGCTGCAGCGGCCACGCTCGCTGAGGGCACAATTAATGATGCGGTTACCGACACGAACAATGCCTGGTCATCTCAGAAAATTACCGACGAACTGCAGTTGCAGGCAACGCGAGCGCTAACCTTATCCCTTACAGCGCCGCCCACCACAAAGGACTCCGGGGACTGGGAAATCGAAGCAAGCGCCACAAGCCGCCATAGCGGGGGAGCGATCGCTGGGTTTGAGGTGAACTGGTGGGACGGCACCACGGAAACAGTTTCCGCGACGGGGGCGACCGCTACGCTCGCACGAGCTGTCGATCAGCCAGTGGGCGGCACGGTGTCAGCCACGATCAGAGCGCTGGATGATATTGGCAATGCCAGCGCAAGCGAGACAGTCAGCGCCAGCGTTGTTGCCAATAACGCCCCCAATGGCCCGATCACCATCGCGGCCCCCACACAGACGGGCAAGAACTCGACGTTTCAGGTGTCCTTTAGCGGCGCCACGGACCCGGACGGCGACCCATTCACGTACGTTGTGACTGACACTGGCGACTTCGTGTTCGCGAAGATTATTGGAATTGCAGAAGGTGAAATCGTAGAAGTGACTGCGCCAGATGTCGCCGACGATACCGATTTTGCCTTTAGCGTCGCCGCAGAAGATGACGTAGGGGCACGATCAGCGGCATCCATCAAGACGATCTCAGTCCTGGCGGCTCAGGTCATCGGCGTAGCACTGCGAGCAACGGGCGGCCCGGGCGGCACCTGGGATCACATTGATGAAGCTGGCAGCACCATCGCGACCCCATCCCCAAGCTGGTTTAACGGCCATCCGATTTTTGGCGGCATGCAAGACGTGAGCGTTGACGGGCAGGTAATGGTTGAAGTGCCAAAGTTTTACTACAAGCGCGGCACTGCAGGTGGGGATGCCGCATGGTGGATCAGCGACCAGCCGATTGCCGGCTTTACTGTCATGCCAGCGTTCGTTTTTGATGGCGCAGAAGTCCCTGCATTTCAGTGCGGAAAATATCAGGCCAGCGAGAGCGGCGGAAAGCTGCAATCTGTCGCTGGCGTCTTGCCGCTTGTTAGCACCTCGCTGACGGATTTTCTAACAAAGGCGACGGCTCGAAATGTATCAGGCGTTACCGGCTTTCGGCTTTATCATTACGATATGTGGCTGGCGATCCAGTGGCTGTATCTTGTCGAAAACGCAACGATGGACAGTCAGACCAAAACCGGCCAAGGGCGCGTTAGTGAGTCGAGCGCTGCAAACGTCGATGCAGATGACGTGGCTCAGGCCACCTACCGGGGGATTGTTGGGCTGTGGGGCAATGTTTGGCAGTGGATGGACGGCGCGCGTACGTTCTACGGCGTAATTGAGCGCCGCGCATACGGCGGTGCCTGGCTCAGCACAAGCGAGGCCGTTGCAAACTCCGGGAGCCTCACTTACCCCATCACGTTTCGGCCTTCTGCCCCCCAAGAATTCATTCCTAACACGTACTCAACGGCGAATGACTCATCTGCCACACTGCCAGACTATGTGCGATGGCGCGATGCTGGCGAGTATTACCCCGTCGTCGGCGGCAGCTGGAGCGCTGGCGCGATTGCCGGGCTTTGGTTCGTGCTCTGCAACTTCGCAGCGTCGTACTCGGGCAGCAACATTGGGGGCCGTCTCGCGCGAGTGGTGTTATGAGTCATGTCGATCAGTCTCAAGCAGTGGGGCGTGATAACGCCCCGTATCAGCATCTTCGCCCCTTTGAGGGCATGCTCACAAAAGTGGAGGAATTGGAAGATTATAGTCGTCGGGCATTGGTCAATTTCCCAAAGGCCGAACGGCATTTGCTGACCGCAGAAGTGCGGCTGTGCATTGATCGCATTGAGCGATTAACCCTAACGGCATGGAAGCGCTATCAAAAGAAAACCACGCTCACTGATTTGGATATAGAAATTGAAGTTCTGCGCAGAAAAGTGCGCAAAGCCCAGCGGTACGGGCACATCTCAGGCGGTCAATATCGAGACTGGGCACAGCACATCAACGATCTCGGCGCCATTCTTGGCGGCTGGCTGCGGCACGAGCGCAGCAAATAGCAAGAAAGGGAAGTCGCTTATTTCGATGGCCCCATCGTCGGCGGCAACTGGAGCTATGGCGCGATTGCCGGGCTTTGGATCGTGAACTGCAACTTCGCAGCGTCGTACTCGAACAGCAACATTGGGGGCCGTCTCGCGAGCGACCGTTTTACCGGCCAGAAGCCGCACGCTTAAGGGTTTGCGGACAGAGCCACATCACTCGGGGCTACTTTCCTCGCTTCACGGCGAAACATAAACAGAGCGCGGCGGCCGTAAGGTGGCCGTGACTCACCCTTTACTGCACAAGGATAATGCGGTGCCGCTCTACGAAGAGATATATGACTTTGACAATTTAATGAAGGCCTATCACGCGGCCAGAAAGCACAAGCGGTACCGGCCAGAAGTGGTCAAGTACACCGCCAATTTGGAAGAAAACCTGCTTAATCTGCACAACCATCTCATTCACAAGACTTGGAGCCCGGGCCGCGCCCGTGAGTTTGTGGTGATTGAGCCCAAAATGCGCTTGATTCAGGCGCCGCCCTTTAAAGACCGGGTGCTGCACCATGCCGTGGTGGATTTTGTCGAGCCCTTATTTGAGCGTCGATTCATTCATCACAGCTACGCGTGCCGAAAGGGAAAAGGCACTCAGGCGGGCGTTCTGGCGCTGCAGCACATGCTCAGAAAAGCTCAAAGACGCTGGGACTCGGTGTATTTGGTTCAGGCGGATGTCAGAAAGTTTTTTGATTCACTGCCTCACAGCGCTGTACTGGACAGCGTCGCAAAAACCATTGAGTGCCCGGACACGCTGTGGCTTTGGAGAGCAATGATTGGCGGTTACGGGCATGACGACGGCATTGGCCATCCCGTGGGAGCGCTCAGCAGCCAGTTGAACGCCAACGCCACCTTGGACTGCGTAGACCACGAAATGACGGACACGCACGGCGCAGGACAGTACGTGCGTTATATGGACGACGTAGTGATTGTGTGTTCCAGCAAATCAGAGGCTTGGGAGCGCCTTTATCAGCTGCAAGACTGTCTGGCTCGCCGCGGCTTATCGCTCAACCCAAAAACACAGGTAAGGCCGGCCAGCGCCGGGGTGGACTGGTGCGGCTATCGGATATGGTCAACTCACATCCTGCCGCGCAAGCGCAACATTAAACGATTCAGGCGACAGCTAAAAATCCTGCAACACCGTTATGCCAAAGGCGCCGCCTCGCTTGACGAAGTGCGGCAGCACCTGCACGCATTTTTGGCTTACGCCAAGCACTGCGATAGCTGGAATACCGTTAATCACATTGTTGACCAACTCATTCTCAAGCGAGACTTTGCCGATGTCGAATTTACAGATTGTCACTACCAGTGAAGGCCGTGCCCTTGACTATGACGGCGAGCAGTTTCCGCTACCCACGCTGCCTTTTGACGCCACCGTTCACGCCTATCAAACGCCCGCCGGGCTTTGGGCGGGTGCACAGGCGCCGGGCGATCCTCGTCCCGTCTATGCAGGCAGTGGCGGGGTAAAACTGGGCACAATTGCAATGGATGCCGACGCGGGGGCGGTGCTGAGTCAAAAGCGAGGCTCCATGGTTGTCACCCTGCGCCAGGCTCGTCGTGCATTGCTTCAGGCGGGTTATCTGGAGGGCGTTCAAAGTGCTATCGACACGCTTCCTGAGCCTGAAAGGTCGGAAGCCAATGTTGATTGGCAGACTGCACAAGAAGTCGAACGTAACTGGCCTTTTGTTTTAACGCTTGGGCAGAGTCTTGGGCTTAGTGATACGGACCTTGACGATTTGTTTGAATTGGCCGCAACGCTATAAAAGACACTGGATTGTGCCCCGCGACCTATGGCTGGCGCTGTAGACCCTTTCAAAAGCAGGAGCTAGACCATGGCCGGTAACGCCGAAATCAGCAATTTTTATTCACAATACCTGGGCCGTGACGGCAGCAAGGACGCCAAGGGCAAAGCCTACTGGCAGAACGAACTGTCCAGCGGGAAGATGACTCTCGACCAAATTGGGCAGTCTATAGCCTCATCAAACGAGGCGCAGAAGTACAAGTCCAGCGGGCTTCCGTCAGCGCCGCAAGCCCCTGCCGGGCACAGCAGCGTTGCCGCTCAGCAGCAGCGATACGACCGAGGCCAGAAACTGGCGACGGATTATCAGAAGTCGGGCTTTAAGCCGGCGGCGTCTTATGAGGGCAGGAACACCAACGAGTCGTTTGTGGACGCGGTATATCAGAACGAAACAGGGCGCGATGCGGACCAGAACGGGCGCGATTACTGGCTGAACCAGATGGCCGGGGGTATGACGCGGGATCAGGTGATCGAATCGTTCAACCGCTCCAAGGAGGGCACCGGTTACGACAATCCTCAGCAGGAACAAAGGGAGTCAGCCTCACCGTCACTGCAAGGGGCCGCACAGGCCACGCTACCACAAGCCAAGACCGTGGCCGGCCTGCTCGATACCATCCTAGCTAAAGATTCGCCGCTGATGCAGCGAGCAGCGACTCAAGGCAAACAGGTTGCCAACAACCGAGGGCTGCTTAACAGCTCAATGGCCGGTGAGGCAGCACAGGGCGCAATGATTGACCGGGCTACGCCGATAGCCAGCCAGGATAGCCAGTCTGCGCTAAGCCTATCGCAGTTCAACGCTGGCCAAACCAACGATATGCGCCGGCAGGCCAACGATTTCTCTATTCGCTCCAACCTTCTCGAACAGGGCCAAGGTTACGACCTGCAAAAGATGCAGACGCAGTTTGGTTACACCAGCCAGTTAGCCACTCAGGAAGCCGACCAAGCGCTGTCCAGGCTCTACGCCAGTAGCAATGCCAATGCCTGGGGTGTGATGGCAAACAACGTCACCGACCTTGTGGGCCAGGCGTCCGCGCAAATCCAGAACATACAGATGAACCCGGACATTGAGCAGGCAGACAAAGCGGCTCTTATCCAGCAAGTCCTATCAAACCGCGATACCGATATAGCGTTCCAGGGCGCGCTGTATCAGAACCTGGCCAGCGATCTTTTAAGCACCGGTCTATTCCCCGACAGCACAGGCACAACCAGCGTTAGCAACGCCATCGTGACCGCTTTTCGCCGGGCGGGACAGACCCCGGATTCGGGCACCGTTGAGCAGTGGCGCACCGCGATTGAGTCCGGGCAAGCCACCATGGCGGACCTTGAAGCACAACTTTTACAGCAGACCACCGCGTAAGCAACGGAGACAGTTATGGCTATCAGCTTAGATCAGGCGCTTAACAGCACCGCTCAGGTACTCGACTATGGCGGCGAAGCTATCGCGGACAAAAGTCTATACCAAAGCGCGATAAAATGGGGCACCAAGGCGTTTGATTGGGTCGAGAAAAACCCGGAAACCGCGCAAATCATTGCCGGTGTGGTCGGTGGTGCAGGCCAATACTTTGCGAACAAGGAGCTTCAGGAATCCAATGAGCGGTTCCAGATGGATGTTATGGACCGCCGCCGTGACGAACGCCAGATCAAGCCCGGCGAAATTGAGAACTACGGCTCCCACGTCGGCGTGGCCAAAAAAGGTTTGCTGACGAACGGCATGATTGCCGGGGGAGACTATTAAATGGGACGCGCAGACAGCGATAACGCAGGCGGGTCAGGGAATACCGGTGGCGGCGGTGGATCTTCTGGGGGAGGGTCATCATCCAGCGACGGGCGCGGCAATAACACGCCAGGCCGTGATGCTCGCGGCAGCAACACTAACTCGTCCGTAGGCCCGGGTAACAATACGCCGGGGCCGAGGACGGGCAACAACCGTCGCGGCGACCGAATCAGTAACGACACCGGTGGGCGCGGAAGTAATACGCCTGGATCGAACCCGAGGGGTAGCAATAGAAACCCCGCCACGGGGGCTGGCAATAACACGCCCGGCCCTCGCACAAGCGCCAATCGCCGTGGGGACCGCGTAAGCGAAGACGGCAGGGCCAACCCCGGCGGCATGAATGGCGTCTCAGCCATTGCGGGAGGTACCGAGAGTGAAGACGACGGAATGCTCTCAGGCGTGGTTGATAGCTTTAAAAGCGCGCTGGATTCGATGTTTGGTGATGACGACCTGACCACAGCAGAAAGCATAAGAAGCCTGCGGGATCTGGATAAGCAGATAACGCAAAGCCAGTTATCCAAGTCGATCTTGGGCGACGAAGACGCCAGCCTTGAAAATGCCATCAACGCAGAGACGGAGGCGGGCGGCTTTTCAAGAATTGCCTCGGCCGCATTATCTGTTTTTGGCGGCATTCCGGGCTTTGCCGTCGGCCAGGTCGGCGAATCTCTCAGCAAGGCAAAAAAGGCATCAGATACGATTAGCGACCTGAACAACACCGGCATGAACCTGGATGACAGCTTCAGTTCATCAGCGGCCACTCAGGCGCGCGGCTTGGGGGTAAATAACGTCGTGGGCGGATTGGTCAGTAATACGCTTGGCCCGCTGGGCGCTAAAATTGGAAAATACGGCCCTGCTGTCACTGGTATAATGAGCTCGGAGGTGGCCAAAAAAGCCGGCGACGTTGCTATGCGGGATATGCCATCAACAGCATCCAGCACAAACCCCTCAGGGTTAAACCAAAGCGTGACAGGCGGGCGAGGTCAAAACACGCCAAGCGGTGCGCCAAGCAATCCGGCAGGCATAGCCAGCACAACACCCGCGCAAACGACCGGCAAAATATCCGGCTTTGCAGGCGGTTATGATTACGGCATCGACTCAAGCCGGGGCTTTAACGCTTACGGCAGCTACGCCACCCGTTTCTTTGGATAACAGGAGGCCACCATGGCCGGATTATTACAGCAAACGCAACCCCAGCAGGCGCCCCCACAACAACCCCCACAACAGGCACCCCAGCAGCCACAGCAGGAAGGCCAGCAACGAAACCCTATGGCTTCACCTGGCGAGGCTAAGCCGATGGTCAGCGCACTCGTGGAGCGCTTGCTGACGTTCCTGTACGAGAAAGGTGCGGACGCCGTTGCCCAAATATTGGAGCGTGAAGGCAATATTGCGAATCTGATGGGCGAAATACTGGGTATGATTATGGTGACCGTTTACAACGGCATGGCCCAGAAAGGCAAAACCATACCGCCGAACGTGATGGTTCAAGCCGGCATGGAGCTGTCTAAGGCCGTGGGTGAAATGGCGATGGAAATGGGGCGCCTGCCTCGCGAGAACAACGCCGAGGCCATTGAATCGGCCTTTATGTTGGGCCTGGGCAAGTTGGGTAAAAATGCAGATCAGGAGGCAATGTCACCCGAAGAGCGCCAGGCGTACAAACAGATCGTTGAAGCGCTTATGAGTGGGCGTGAAAAAGCCATGAGTGGCGGCCAGTCGCAAGGCCAGACGATGCAAGGCCCGCAACAACCGCAAGGTCTGATGGGCGGCCAGCCCATGAACGGGGGTCGATAACATGCTGGGACTATTGGGCAGTGCAATGGCAGGCGGCGCGCAGGCTGTAAGCCAGGTCAGCGAGGGCCGCATTCAGGAAAAGCGTGCAAAGGCGCTGGAGAAGTTGCGGACAATGAATAACAGGGCAGAGGGGGCCATTCGGTTTGGCCAAGAGCAGACGCTTGCAGATACCGAGAACAGCCGCCGCGTTGCGCAGGACGCCACAAACAATGAACAGGCAACGGCGCGTATCAGGCTCGCCGACGAACTGGGGCGGAGGACGTTCGAAGACGTGACCGACGACAATGGTCGCATTGTTGGCCAGCGAGAAGCCGGCAGTAATCAGTACACCCCATACCCGACCTCAGCCGGCCAAGATATGTCGCTGACCAATCTCCAGAAAGCTCAAGTCCAATCCCTCACGGACAGAATCAAAGCCATTGACGACAGCACCGAATACGGAGTGTTATCGCCAGAGGATATGGAGCGACGGGATGCCATGGAACTCCAGTTGAACGCTCTGTTCTCAGGGAGCGGCATCTTTAGCGAGTTGTATGACGGCAAAGGTGACGGCCAAGGCGGCGAAACCGGAACCGGAAACCCAGCCAAAGCGGAAAAACCTGCACCCGAAAGCATTGGCGGCCTGGTAGGCAGCGCAATGAATACTGTCGAAACACAGGCCCGAGTCACAGTTGCGACGGATCAGATAAACGGACTACAGGACGAGGCCGACGATCTCATGGCGAGACTCAACCCGCCTACCGTAACGGGAGCCGGCGGCAGGCCTGACGGCAACAACCGCCCGCAGGTAAGCCAGGACGATATTGCGGCGGCGCAAGACTTGGTTCAGCGGTTACTGGCGCTAGAGGATGACCCGGCAACGGCTGAAGCACTTACGCAGCGCCTACGCAACAACATTAAACAGCGTATAATGGATATTCAGAGAGCCGGTGTACCGCTTAACTTGAACCAGTAAGCGGGTAGTGTCGAAATCGCTGAACCTCGCGTGATACGGCTACCCTTTTATTCGCTTTGTCGGGAGACAACGCCCCATGTCCATACTGAACACCCTTCGCCAGAAAAACCCCAGCCTACGCGACAGCTCAGACGACGACATAAAGTCACTTATTCGCAAATCCCCTGAATTTTCTACCTTCTCCGATGCCCAGTTTGACCGGTTCGTGACTGGCAATTACGGCGCTCAAGGAAAATCTGCGTCTGAAGAAAAAGGATCTCCCGGCTTTATGGGCGGACTATCGGCAGGTGTCGATCAGGTGCAGGCCATGGGCGGCGGCTTACTCCAGGCGGCAGGCGATGCGTTTGAAAGCGATACCCTGTATGACGCTGGCAAAGATATGTACCAGCGCAACATGGAAGAGGCTGGCGAGAACTCACTGGGCTATGGCTTTACAGACATCACCGGGCCAATGGAAGCCTTTAACTGGGCGCGGTACACGGCGGGCAACCTTGCGCCCACCTTGGCGGTATCCATTGCAGGTGGCGGTATTGGTGGTGTTGCAGGACGGTTACTGGCTGGGTCAGTGGCCAAGCAAACCGCGATCAAAGCCGGGCAGGGCCTGGGCGCCTATGCGTCGTCAGCGGGCATGGAAACCGGCTCGATCTATGGCGAGACGGAAGTGCTTGATGTGTCCCTGGCTCACGGCTCCCTCGCGGGCGCGATGGAAACCCTGACGCCGTTTCTGTTGTTGCGCAAGATGGGTGCGGGTGACGTGGCCGACCGGGCCACAAGCGAGATCAGCGACTCCGTACTGAACGATCTCACAAGAACGGCAGGCCGAAGCGGGCGCCGAGCGGCGGGTAAGAGCTCATTGACGGGGCTTATCACCGAATCCACAACCGAGGGCCTGCAGGGGCTTATCAATCAACACGCCAATTATTGGGTTAATAACAACGGCGAGTCGTTGCTCCAGAACCTTGGCGAAGTAAATTACAAACAGATCATCGATGAAATGGCCGCGGGCGGCCTGATGGGTGGTGGTCTTGGCGCGCCGGCGGGCATCATTGAGCGAAACCGGGCCCAGACTCAGGTAGAGCGCATTGAAGCTGCCCGCCGTCAGGCCGAAGCCGAAGGCGGCGATGCACTGGACCAGATTCGCGCCGCGCAAGAAGCCGAGCGCCAGGGACCGCTGTTTGAGGATGGTCCTTTCGAGGACGAAGCCGCACCCGACGCGCCCCTGTTCGATGACGGTCCTTTCGAGGACGCCTTGCCGCCCGGACTGCGCGACGAAAATCGCAACCCTCCAGTCGCCGGCGAAGATCAGCGGTCAACCACCGGTCAACCACCGGTCAACGAAGACGGCACCACCGGCCTTGCCGCTGACGATTTAAGCCCGTTTCAGCGCAATCAGCTGCGCGATTATGGCGTAACCGACGCGCAGTTGTGGGATATGCCCACGAATGAAGCGCTCGCCAGGCTGGACGCGGCCAACCGACAGCGCCAGGAGCCGCTGTCTGAGCTTACCGAGCTAGGCACAGGCGTTTACCGTGTGCCCGTAAACCAGATACAAGTCGATCCAGAGCAGTACCAGTTCCGCAGCCGCGTAAATCAGGACGGCGTAGATACCCGCCTTGACGGCGTGAAGAAGTGGGACGAAAACCGAGCGGGTCAAATTCTGCTACACCGCCGCACAGACGGATCTTTGTTTGTCGCGGACGGCCATCACCGCTTGGGCCTGGCGCGCCGGCTGGGTCAGTCATCCGTGAACGTGCGCATAATGGAAGAATCCGAGGGCGTGAGCGTTCCTGATGCTCGGGTGGAAGCTGCCATGGCGAACATTGCCGACAGCAAGGCCGAAGCGCTGGACGTGGCCAAGGTGTTCCGTAACGTGGATATGCCGAACAGTGAGGTCCGGGAGAAGTACGACATCCCCCGCAATCAGGTGTCTCTGGACGGCGAAGCGCTGGCCAACCTGTCCGATAACGCCTTTGGCATGGTTGCGGCCGGCCAGCTAAGCGAAAAAGACGGCGGCGCCATTGGTGTCAGCTTTGACGGGGACGCCCAGCAAGAGGCCGCCGTTCGTGCCTTCCAGAATGGCAAGCCCGGCACTGCCTTTGAGCGCCAGATGCTGGTGAACGAGATCCGCGTCGCCGGCTTTGCGCAATCCCAGGGCGACCAGGGCGGTTTGTTTGGCGATGATCCCGCAGAAATCAGCCTGCTGCAGAGTCGTCTGTCTGTGCTAAATTCATTGCGAGAGGCCCTGACTTTCGACAAGAGACTGTTTGGAAGCCTGAACAAGAACGCGGGTAGGGCCGGAGAAGCCGGCAACCAGATTGCCACCGAGGCCAACAAAGAGATCACGAAAGAAAGCGCCCAGGCGCTGGAAATGATTAACCGGGTATCCACAACCCCGGCGCTGAACGATATGGTTAACCGGGCTGCCCGCCGTTTGGTGGATGGTGAAACAAAAGCTGCGGTCGTGCGCGACCTGAAAACGGAGCTACGCGCTTATGAGCAATCCAACAATCAGCCGTCAGTCGGCAGAGAAAATGGCAAAGGAGACGCACCTGTACCGAGCCAGCAACCGACTACTGGCGAAAGGATTAACCCAAGTGCAGGTGAATCAGTACCTCAAGGAGACGCCGCTGGAGCAGATCAGGGCGGACAATCGCAAGGCGCAACCCCAGACGTAGCGGCAGATCCTGACTTTGACCTGGCCGCACAAACCGAAACCGACCTAGCCGAACAGGCCGCAGCCAAAGCCGAATCCGACAAAGCCGAAGCCCAGGCGAAGCGGGACGCTGACCAGAAAGAAAGGGCCGACGCTGACCGTGCGTTTGTGAAAGGCCAAAGCGAGGCCGCCGCCGACACCTTTGAACTGGGCGGCAACGCCATGGACAACCTCACCGGTCAGGGCGGCATGCTCGACGAGCCAGCAACCCCGGAGCCTACAGCCGCACCGAAAGCTGCCAAGGCCAAGCCTAAAGTCTCCGAGAACACCATTGTCACGGAAGACGCCGCCGAAAAAGCGCGCGCCATTCTGAAAGCCAAGCTCGGACAGATGAACACCGGCCTCGACCCGGAAATGTATCAGGCGGGGATCACCCTGACCCTGTACCACATCGAAAGAGGTGCCCGCACGTTCAGCGCCTACGCTCAAGCCATGGTGGGTGATCTGGGCGATATGGCCAAGCCGTACCTGAAACAGTGGTATTTGGGCGCAAAGTTCGACCCCAGAGCTACGGGTATGGAAGGGCTGGACGGCGCCGGACTGGTGGAAGATGCCCGCATTGACGACGCTTTGGCCGAAGTCGCAGAGACTGCCCCGGTCACCACCCCAGTAGCCGAGCGCACACTGGCCGGTACTCTGTATCAGCGCCTTGATGAAATCACCAATAACCCCAAACTAAAAGCCGCTGTCGCGGACTACCTGGGCAAGAAGCCCGCCGACGTGACCGCCCAAGATATGAAGCAGGCGCAGGAGGCGCTGGAGGTCGCATTGGTCAACCGTGCGCGTGATATTGTCCAGCGTGATACCCGTCGATCAGATCGTGAGGTCTATGACGAATTGCAGGCCATGTACGCGGCGCAGCCCAACCTGAACGTGCGCAGTTCCAGCAGCATGCAGCGCCAGGCATACAGCACCCCTGCGCCCTTGGCGTTCCTGAGTTCGCGCCTCGCGGGAATTACCGAGTCCACCACCGTTTACGAGCCCACCGCCGGCAACGGCATGCTACTGATCGGCGCGCCCGTGGATAACATCGTGGCCAATGAGTTGGACAGCAGTCGCGTTGCGTTGCTTGAAGAACAGGGCATCGAAGTAACGCAGGAAGACGCAACCGAGTTTGCTCCGGGTGATATGGTAGACTCAGTTATTATGAATCCGCCCTTCGGGCGATTGAAAGACAAGGACGGAAACGCTAAGCCTGTCAAGATAGATGGCTACACCATTAAGGCCATTGACCACCTGATTGCCGCAAAAGCACTAGAAGCAATGCGGGACGACGGCCAGGCCACTATGCTTATTGGGGCGAGCAAGGTCGCCGGCGACATTTCCACCGCAGACCGGACCTTTTTCAACTGGCTGTACCGCAGCTATAACGTGACAAGTCACTTTGAAGTGGACGGGGATCTTTACAACCGACAGGGCGCCGGGTGGCCGGTGCGTGTCATTACCATCAAAGGACGCAAAGCCAGCAGCCGCATCTCTCCCAAATCGGGCGTGATCGAGCGAGCCATGAACTGGAGCGAAGTCTATGAGCAATACGAACGCGGTCTGGATGCCCAAGAATCTAACCCCAGAGGGGCAAATGATTCTAGCGGTACCGACCAGCAAAACACAAAAAATGGACCGGTTCCTGCTGCAGTTGGCGGTCGTCAACAAAATCGTGCGGATGGCGCAAGAGGAAGAACTGGAGGACGAGGACGTGCTGGAACTACTGCAAACCGACCCGGACCTGAGGGCGGCAATCGGACCGCTAACAGAAACACGACCGATGGCGGAAGCCGCACTGTCAGCGGACAGTCTGAGCAATCTGATATTTCAAGCCGACCTGACGTGCAAGCCGACCCGAGAACCTCAAGTGCTGGAGGAGCTAATAGAGCAAACACTGGAAAGCTGGGTAGCAAGTCTGAACAGAATAAGCCAGGGGAACTAAGCGGCTCGGAGTTTCAGACCCCGTACAAGGCTCGCAGCACTGGTAAGAACGACAACGTACTGACGCCCAACAACATGGCCGTGCCGCTGAATCAGGCGCTGTCTGATCTGGAAAAAGACGTTGGAAACCTGGACACCTACGTTCAGGAAAAGCTGGGCTACGACACCATCGCGGAAATGCACGAGTCGTTCATGGGCCTGCAGGTGGACGCGGTCGCCGCCTCGATCCACAACATTGAGAACAACAAGGGCATCATCATTGCCGACCAAACTGGCGTCGGCAAAGGCCGTCAGGCAGCCGCGATCATTCGCTACGCCCGCCGGGTGGGTAAAACTCCAATCTTTATGTCCGTATCGCCCAACCTGTTCTCCGATATGTACAGTGACCTGAAAGATATTGGCGATAACGACGTTAAGCCGTTCGTATTGAACGCCGGCGAAAAGATTACCTACCAGGAACGAGAAGTTTATAAGGCGCGAGCCGGCGGCAAGAAGCACAAGGCCACACTGCAGGCCATGGCTGCAACTGGAAAAATGCCAACCGATACCGATACGTTGTTTCTCACCTATCACCAGATCAAAGTCGATAATCTGCAGCGCCAGGTTATGAGTAAAATGGCCGAAAACGCCATCTTCGTGCTCGATGAGGCGCACAACGTCTCCGGCGCTCGCACCAGTCCTATTTCTGCAGCTAAAGGCGGCGGTGAGCGCGTGACGGCCGCTGGCTTTATGTTTGAACTGCTTGACGACAAACCCGTGGTTTACTTGTCAGCCACTTTTGCCAAGCGCCCCGACAACCTGCCAATCTATTACCGCACGGATTTGTCAGAAGCGGTCGATGATATTTCGCAGATCGAAGAAGCGATGGCGTCGGGCGGGCTACCTTTGCAAGCGGTAATCTCCAACATGCTGGCGCGAGCCGGGCAGTTATTCCGCCGCGAACGCAGCTTTGACGGCATCAAGATCAACACGTCTATCGACACCGACAACACCGCAGCCCACGAACGCCTGGCAGATGCCGTGGCGCAAGGCCTGTCTGCCATTAACCGGGCGGACAAGCTGTTTCACAACATCGCCATGGAAGGGATCAAAGAAGCCGAGGAAGGCGGAGGCGGCTCTGCCACTGGCGCAGGCAACCGCGCCGGCAATGCCGACCACACCAATTTCTCGTCGGTCATTCACAACTACATTGGTCAGCTTCTACTGGGACTGAAAGTGGAACGGGCGGCAATCCAGGCCATTGAACTGCACAAGAAGGGCGTTAAGCCTGTTATCGCGCTCGAAAACACCATGGGCTCGTTCTTGTCGGAGTATGTGGCCGATATGGGCCTGGAAGTGGGCGACCCTGTAGACGCTACGTACAACGACATTATGCTTCGGGCGCTGGAACGCAGCCGCCGGTACTCGCGCACGGCGCCAAATGGTGACAAGGAAGCCGTTCAGGTACAACTGGACCAACTGGACCCCCTGACCCGCAAGGCGTACCTGGGAGCCCAAGAGATCATCGAAGGTCTGGACATTGCCGATATACCCATGTCACCCATCGACCTTATGCGCTACCGCATGGGGCAAGCGGGCATGAAAGTGTCCGAGATCACAGGGCGCGACCTGACGCTGGACTACAGCACCAACCCGCCGACGCTGGCCAAGCGTGACGCAAAGGAGCGAACCGACAAGCGCTCCACCGTGGACAGCTTCAATTCGGGCAGGCTCGATGGCCTGGTTCTTAACGTCTCCGGTTCTACCGGCTTGTCCATTCACGCCGCGAGCAAGTTCAGAGACCAAAAGCCTCGACACATGATTGTGGCGCAGGCGCCCAAAGACATTAATATTCTGATGCAGATGCTCGGGCGCATTAACCGCACAGGCCAAGTGGCGCTCCCCGAATACACCATGCTGGGCCTTAATATCCCAGCGGAGAAGCGACCCCTGGCAGTCACGGCCAAGAAAATGAAGTCGTTGAACGCCAACACCAGCGCTAACGACAAGTCAGACACCAGCGTTGACGCGCCGGACTACCTCAACAAATACGGCGATCAGGTGGTGGCCGAGTATCTGCAAGGTAACACTGAGCTGGCGCGCGAGCTGGATCTGGTAATGCCCACCGGAGACGACGGTGCGGAGCTAGGCGCCCAGCCAGACCTGGCGATGAAGTTCACCGGGCGCATGGCCCGAGTGCCCGTCGAGACGCAAAAATCCGCGTATGACGAAGTCGAAACTACCTACGCGCAACTGATCGAGTACCTGAACAAGACCGGCCAGAACGATCTGGACCCGCAGACCGTGGAACTCGATGCCAGGATTCTGGAATCCAAGGTGGTCTACGAGGGCAAGGCACCTACCACCATATTCGGCGGCAACACGACGCTTCACAAGATTGACGCCAAGTACCAAGGCAAGCCGCCGACCGGAAAGGACGTGCGCGACGAGTTAGCCAAAACTCTAAAGAACACCACAGCGGACGCCTACGCCGCAGACCTGATGACACAGCTGCAAGCCGGCAACGGCCAACAGGTTATGACCGACCGAGCGCAAGAGCGTATTCGTGAGGTGGAATCAACCCTTCAAGCCGAAGCGAAAAAAGACGGACTGCAAGGCGGCACCGCGCAGGAGATCGCGGAACAGGCCAAGCTGCGCGATGACGCCGACATTGCGAAAAAATACCTCAACCTAGAAGGCCGGCTGCGCGATGCCGAGGGTTCTGAAAAAATTCTGAGCGCGCGGCTCATGGACTCTCGCGACCGCACCACCCGAGCCGTGAACAGCACGTTCAAGGTGGGCGAGCGGGTAATGCTGGATCTTAAAGACGAAGTCGTAACCGGTGTCGTTACGGGCATAAAGATCAACCCGAAAGGCAAGGGCGACCCCTACACCCTGTCCAAAACCCGCGTGTCGTTCATGGTCAACAGCGGCGCACGGACCATCGAACTGCCCTTGAGCAAGCTCAAAGAATCAGCCGGTATCTACATGCAGCCGCTAAAACGCGGCACGGATGCGGACCTCGATCAGATATTCAAGGGCCAGGGCTCGGACGGCGATATGCGCGAAACCCGGTTCGTGGCGACCGGAAACCTGATTGCAGCGGCAGCGGACAGCTCCATGCCGGGCCGGATCATTGCGTTCACCGACAGTACGGGTAAGACGCACCAAGGCAAATTGCTGCCGCGCCGCTATGAAGATGAGAATTTCGACGAGGCCGGCGCCGGACAGTACATGGTGCTGCGCGACAAGGCGGTATTGGTCAAGTTCCTGAAGAACAACGCGGACGACCTTCGCCGGGCCGGGGGCGTATTTGACCCCAAGCAAGTCGTGCGCCTGATCCCGAAGGCGAACGGCAAGTGGTCGATTACGGTCCCGAAGGCGAACAAGGGAGAGTTGGCGCGGAAGGTGAAGTTCAACCAGGCCCTGCTGTCCGCCATGGGCATGGAGTTTTACGGCAGTGGCAAGACCATGGAAGCCACGTTTAGCCCGGATCGGCTGGGTAAGGTGACTGCAGCATTGGCGGATCTAACCCCGCTAAACTCGCTTCCGTCCCTGCGCGAGCAATGGGAAAGAGCCGGTGGTAAGGCCGCATCCGAGGCCGTGAAGACCTTTGATGACAGTCCTAGCAACAGTTCTGACAGTCCGGACGTTCGGTTTAGCCTTACCAGCCAGACCAACACTCCCGCATTCCGTGAATGGTTTGGCGATAGCAAGGTGGTTGATGAGAGCGGGGCGCCGCTGGTTGTTTATCACGGCACAAGAGCAGACTTCTCTACCTTTTCGTCAGAGTCGTTTGGTGATGGTGTCGGTGGCGAGGCTAGAAACGGCTTTTTCTTTACGTCAGACCCAGATGAAGCAAGTGGATATGCAGCCGGAAGCGCGCCAGGTGGCAACGTAATTCCCGCCTACCTGTCGATTAAAAAGCCGGCAGAATTTACATTTTCCGAACACGGAATATCAGACATTATCGAGGCTGACGAAAAAGTAGCCGCCATGCTGGATGGGGCGCAGCGATTCGTTAGCCGTTTGCGCGGGGTTGACGGGTTGATACTTCGCGACATTGGCGGGGAAGGCCGAGATCTGTACGTGGCCTTTCAGCCCAATCAAATCAAATCCGCCGTCGGCAACTCCGGCGACTTCAATTCCGGAAACCCGGACATTCGCTACAGCCGAGAGAAGAGCAAGGAAGGCACTAAAGCGCTGGGCGACTCCATCAAGGTTGCTATTTCGGGCGTTCCTGAGCTTGTCGGCACCAACGTAATCCAGTCGGCATCCGATCTGCCCGCTAAAGCTCAAGCCGAAATGAAGCGCAAGGGCGTAAAGCCTGACACGGTTCGCGGCCTGTACATGGATGGTGAGATTTACGTGGTGGCTGACAATATCGTTAATGCCGAGGACGGCATTCGGGTGGCCGTTCACGAAGCGGTGGGTCACAAGGGCATCCGTGGTGTACTGGGTGAGGGCATTGATAACGTCATGTTAAGCCTGTACCGCAGCCTGCCAAACACACCACAGGGCCGCGAAGCGCTGGCCGAGGTGAAGCGCGAGTATTCATTTCTCGACACCAGCAAGCGTTCGGACCGCATTCAGATTGCTGAAGAGATGGTGGCGCACCTGCTGGAAAAGGGCATTCGCCCCAAAGCCTGGCAGCGCGCTATGTCAAAGATCCGCGAACTGCTGCGCACTCTGATTCCCGCCATTGCGTGGACCTACACCGACGTTCTCTCAATGGGCGAGCAATCACGGGAGTACCTGCGCGGACGCAAGGCCGGAACCGGCGACAAGGCGCTGCGCTACAGCCTGGGCTCGAACGAGCGCATCAGTGGCGGCAACCTGTTTGACGACTTTACCGAAGCCGACCGGACCGCTGCCGCGAAGATAGGACCACGGTCTGCACCTCGCCGCATTATGGACGCATGGAAGGAAGTCACGAACAACGCAGCCCTCAAGATCCGCCAGGGTATGGTTGACCGCCTCGCCGGCTTTAAGGCCATGGACGAGGCGCTGCTGGGCGAGCGCATGCTAAACGAGGACATTAGCCGTTCATCCTGGGTGCTGGGCCGCATGGCCAATGCTGCCAACGGCGCGCTGAACGCGATGCTGCACACCGGACGCCTGGAGATGGACCCGACGGAGAAAGTGCTGACACTGAAAGGCGACGAATCAAAAGGCCTTGGCTCGGTGTTTGCACAATTAGCCAGCAACAACGACCCAGACAGCGCGAGCGCGGAAGTGCAGCGCTTCATGGGCTGGATCGCCGGCAACCGATCGCGCAAGCTGCTGAACGAGGGCCGTGAAAACCTATTTACGGAAACAGAAATCAGCGCCATGGAAAACTGGGACCGGGGCACACTGGCCGATGGTCGCAACCGCGCCGAGACGTATGCCGATGTGTTTACCGAGTTCCAGGCTTATCGGGACGACGTTCTGGCGATTGCGGATCAATCCGGGCTGCTGAAAAAGGGCATGGAGGAAGCCGACGCGATCCTATTCATGGCTGACAAGCACGGCATTCGCGGCGACCTGGTAAAGCGCGCCAAGAAAGCCCGCAAAGAGGCCAATCGAGCGGACGATGTGGAAGTGAAGGAAATCGCCGAAGCGGCAGAAGGCAAGGCCCTGGCTGACCTGCAGGAAGCTATCGAAACAGACATTGGAGGCCCTGCCTTTAACTTAGAATATGACCAGCTCACCACTGACCAGCGCGAACTGTGGGCGAATGAGTTCTACGTGCCCTTTTATCGAATCAGTGAGGAAGACAACAAGCCGACCGGCCAGTTGTCCACGGGTGGATTGTCGCGCCAGCAGGCGTACAAGCGGCTCAAAGGCGGCACTCAAAACCTGAACGACCTGCTCCAAAACACCATGATGAACTTCCACCACCTGCTCGATGCCAGCCTGAAAAATCAGGCGGCGCAGCAAGCGGTTGAGAATGCCCAGCTTCTGGGTATGGCTAATCGAGTGAGTGCCAGCAACCGGGATACCAAAAACTCAACCTTCGTACTTGAGGACGGCGAGCAGGTGTACTACCAGATTGACGATCCCCTGGTGTTCCAGTCGCTAACAGCGCTGACCACCGCCGGGATGAACGGCACGGCTATGAAAGTGATGCGCGGATTCAAGCGACTGTTCACCAACATGACCACCATTACGCCTCAGTTCATGGTCGCCAACCTGATTCGGGACAGCCTGCAGGCCGTTGCTACCAACGACATTAGCAAAAACGTATTTGCCAACGTCATCGGCGGCACCCGGTCCTACAATGACGAAACAATAAAGGCTCAGATGATGGCTGCCGGCGCCTCGTTCAACTTTGGGCACCTGTACGGCAGCAACCCGGACGAGTTGCGCGCCCAGCTCACGCGGGATATGCGCGGCGTCAATCTGATTGATGGACCAAAAGCGATACCGGACGCACTGCGCAATGGGTGGGCCTGGTGGAATGACGTAAACAACGCGGCAGAGAACATCAACCGGGCGGCCATATTCACCCAAAACGAAGACCTGGGAAAACTCAAGGCGGCGTTTGAATCCCGCGACCTGATTGATTTCTCAGCGAACGGCGCTTGGCCTGCGGTGCGTATCCTAATCGACATAGTGCCGTTCCTGAACGCCAGGATTCAGGGCCTGGATAAGATTTACCGCTCAGGTGTGAAGCCTGGGGCCAGTGTCTTAAAGGGCCTGTTTGGTGGCGATGCTGCGGGGGTTACGGATAAGCAATCCGCCGGACGTTTTTGGTCGGTCACCGGCGCCCTGGCAATAGCCACCATGATGCTTTACCTGCACAACCAAGACGACGAGGAATACCGCAAGCTGGAAGACTGGCAGAAAGACACCTATTGGTTTGTCCGCTTTGGCGACCAAGGGTATTTCATTCCTAAGCCGTTCGAGGTCGGCGCTATATCCACTATAGTAGAGCGGATCACAGAGCAGTTTGTTGACGACGAGGCCACTGGTGAGCTGTTCCGCAAGCGCCTGCTCAGTATGCTAACGGACACATTCTCGTTCAGCCCGATACCGCAGGCGGTGCAGCCGTTGCTCGACATATACTCCAACTATGACGCTTTCACGGAGCGCCCCGTAGAAAGTATGGGCATGGACAGGCTTTCTCCAGAACTGCGCAAACGCGCCAGTACCAGCAAAATAGGGGAGTGGGGTAGCCAGATTTTAAACGCCACCATAGGCGGCATTGGAACCCCAGAAACCAACCCGTTTGCGCTCAGCCCGGTACAGATGGATCATCTGATTGGGGGCTATTTCGGGCAAGTGGGCACCTGGGTCACGGGCGCTGGCGACGTGGCGTGGCGTTTTGCAACCGGAAACGAGAAACCCGCTCAGCGCTGGTATGAGTATCAGCCTATTCGCCGCTTCTACAAATCCCTGGGGGATGAGGACCGTTACACCAAATACGGCACTGTCTTTTATAAAGGTATGCGGGAAGCGGCGCGCGCTCACGCGGACGTGAAAGAACTTCGCGAGGCAGGGCGACTGGCCGACGCGGCCGAGGTGGTGAAGGATAAGCAGGAAATGCTGCGCATTCGGACCCAGCTAAACCGTGCGCAAAGCGATCTGCGCAAGATCAACCGTCGCATTGACGTTATACGCCGGTCCGACCAGCCCGCCGGGCTGAAGCGTCAGCGGATCGACCGACTGCGAGCCATTAAAAACCAGATCCAGCGCGCACTGGGTACGAAAGTAATAGAAGCTCGGTCGTCATAGCCGCAATGAGCCCCAAAGAGGTAATGCTCAGGGGCTCATTTACTTCTTAAAAACAGCAACGCCCAGAAAGAAAAGCGCCCCGAACATAAGCTCTGGAACACTGACCAGCACCGCCGCCACCACGAGAAAGCCCGGAATGCCAAGGTAACTCACCATCAGCCAGCCAGACAGGCTTTGCCACTCCTTGGGCATTACGGTCATTATTAGGCCCCCAAATAAGGGCAGCATGAACGCCAGGCCAAAAACGGTTTCCATATCCATAGCTCAGTCCCTCGTTGTTGCTTGGGGCAAAATTGGGGCAATTCTCAGGCCTTCCGTGTCCGATCTAGTCCGTCCACTATAGCGCAACACTCTGTAATTCCGCACTTGGCTGCCACTGTCCAGTGGGGCGCGAGGGTTCGAATCCCTCGATACGGGGTTAAGGGTTTTTGATTTATATTTGATTTGTTTTTGATGTGCCAGAATGCAAAAAATCCAACCACCGTTAAGTAATTGGATTCATTGACGTATATGGTCGGGACGGTAGGATTTGAACCTACGACCCCTTGCACCCCATATAAGCCTGTTACCGATAGTAAGCTACTGATTGTATTCATAAACTCACCTCATTGGTCGCGGGTAAAATCGGTAAAATGTGCCGTTATAGATCAAAAGGTTACGTTATCGTTTTTGATTAGATTTGAAGCTCTGCCGGGGCAAAAATATGTTTCTCGAAACTTGGTTGCTTTGATTAGCTTCATACATCACCCCCGACAATCACAGCTAAAGGCTCATCACCCTTCTTCATTGGCTCGTCAAAACAAACGCCCATCATTTCCGGCCATTTGCGCCGCTCGCCTTTTTCAATCTGCCCCTCTTCGATTGCCGCATCCCATGCCAGCCGGTGCCGGATTACCTGGTACAAGTCCCAGGCTATTTCATCGCCTCGCCTGCGGTCTTGTTTCAAGTGCGGCGTGATTTGATGCTCTATAGCCCGCTGCAAGTCGTAATCCAGATAACCCTCAAGCGGCAACTCGCGCAGCGCCATGTCCAGTTGAGCCATTCTCAATCGAGCCAGTATTTCGCAAGCGTGACTGATTTCGGCGGCTTGGCGGGCGGTTAGGGTTAGCGTGTATTTACTCATCATCACCTCCAGCCTTGCCGGCATCGTTGCGCAGAATCAAATCACGCTCGTAATCCCAGCTATCCATGGGCGTATGATTTGGCTGGCTGCTATGCCGATACATTTCCTCGCCGCACATACACACCCCGGTCTCAACGGGAGCCTGATTGATAAATGATTCAAGCTCAGCCACCCGTACCTGCAATCGCTCAATTTCAGCAAGAGAATCTACAAAAAGTTTGCGTGGGTGTTCTTCAATCGCAGGAAATTGATTTACTGCATCTTTGAGTCTTTCAGTAATATTGCTCATTTGCTTTGCTCCTGCCCAGCTTTCAACTTTGCCAGCACTTTGCCTATCCGACACAGAAACCAGTAATTCTGCTCTGTATTGGCATCGGCTTGGATAATGTCAAAAGCGTCTTGCAGTGCTCTGATGTACTCGCTGTTCGTAACACTCACAGCCTGCTCATAAGTGTCAGACTTTCCTCTGTGCAACATCATCTGAGCTATGGTTTTTAATTCCATGGCCGCACCAAGAGGTGCGTTAAACGCATCTACGTCTGCCCATTTTTTGATTAAAGCTGTAGACACAGGCATTAATCCGTCTGCCACAGCATCTGGCAAACCAAGCCCTGAAGCTGGTTTTGTTGGCCAATTCGGTGACCAAGACACACCATTACTCGCCCCAGTCACATCTTCGCTAAGCCAAGTACACCGCCCAAGATCCGTAACCGCACAAACTCTACCTTCCTTATTCTGCGCCAGTACGCCGATGGTCGTGCCAACTTGTGCGGCTTTGCGCTGGCCGAGGCCCGAAACGGGGATTCCCGCATCAGTCCTAAATTCAGCCTCGCCCAGCACTTCACGGTCAGCTGTGCGCGCAGCCCTTGCCAAAACCCGAGCCAGTTCGTCAGGCCGGAAATCTGTCAGCGGCCGGTTAAGCTCACGATTGAAAAGGTTTCTAAAATAAGCCATATCAAGGCCGAAGCGGTTTTTTCCGTGTTCGTTTGGCACCGCGGCGCTGGCAGGGTGGGTGTAGAGTCTAGTAACGGTAGCGTCAGGCGGAGGCTTGCCGCCGACCCAAAACTTTGGGGCTTCTACATTATAATCAGACCTAAGAACTGCATGTGGCCGCTTTTTATAGCCGCTTG